TTCTTGAACAGCCTGATCTCAAGGCAGAGCTAAAGCAAAGGACTGAAGTGGCAGCGCGGAGGGGTAGTGAGTGGGCAGAGACTCGGGTGAAACGAGACGAGATAGACGACAAGTATGTTAAAGCGGCTAACAAAATTGCCAAAGCAGACCTATCTGGTTCTTTTACTGAGGGGACTTGGTTTCCGTCGGTAGCAAGGGAGAAACTTGCCGAAGCTACCGAAAAGCGTGTGGCAGAGCGAGAGGAACTGTATCCCGAAGAGATGGACCCACCTAACCGGAAGACGGAGCCATTGAAGTATATACTGTGGGAATATTACCAGATATTTAAAATAACTGGTGAGGATAAATTTGCCTTGCAGGAAGAAGCACAGCAGAGACTGTTCGGTAGCCTTACTCCCGTTCAGTTTGATTGGCTCATGGATAACATAAATATCATGGATAGTGATATGGATTCCAATATACGGGACATGAAGCAAGCGGGTCGTTTCGTTAGTAGTGTGAAGGTTCCTGTAAGGGGCGAATCTCTAAGCTACTGGGACCTAGACAAACACCCACTTGTGTTTCAGGAACTGGTTGCCCAGGGCTATTCTAGGAGCGCTGTAGATACGTATATTAACTCTTCATCTGCACGGCGACGCGACCTGTCCAGAGGTATGGCAGAGAGGGGTCGGTATGGGCCCATAGAAGATGCACTGTATGATCTTATGAATGAAGGTGAGTTAATACACCAGCTTAAATCCGAGTTCTATGCCGGTGTTAGTGATGAGTGGCTTGAGGCTATGGTGATCTGGAACTATAAGTTTACTGGTGAGGATAAGGCAAGGGATGCCATTGAAGAATGGCTGAAGGTTCCGGGGAACAACATGAGTGATCTGGACTACAGGCAGCTTACAGAGAACGCTCTTAGGAATGCTGCATAAGGAGAACAGACACAATATGTTGTGCCTATTGACAGAATGGTGTATATATATAGAGGAAAAGGAGAATAGGATATGGTAACGCCTGCACAACCACAGGAAGTGGACCAGACAATAGAGTTTGTGGAGTCACCGGATACGGATGTTGATACAGATGTATCCTCTGTCGCAGAAGAAACGAGTACGACGGATACGACAGAGGCAACCGATACAGAGGTTACATCCACACCTGTTGATACACCACCGGCTGCACCTGTGGCTACAGCAACAGAGGAACCACCGCCACCGGCTGCACCACAGGTAGATCAGGCGGCTCTTAACGAGCTACAGCAACGACGTGCGGCTGAACAACAGCAGCAGTGGCGTGACCAGCTTGGTCAGCAAGCAAGGACATTCCAGCAACAACTTACCGAAGCAGGATACCTACCAGAACAGGCAAGGGAGCAGGCTCGGAGATACATACAGACCGAACAGAGGGTCAGGCAGCAGGAGCAGGAATCTGCACAGATGTTAGGGTTCGTTGAAGGGAGACAGGCAGCGGCAACCCACTTCATGAAGAAGCATGGACTTGCCACACAGCAAATGCTGGATGACCTGTTGGCCCTTCAGAGGGCTAATACCCCCGCTGAGATGGAGCAGGAGGCAAAGCGTATTAAGGAGCATAGGGATCTACGCTCTGAGAACACGCGGCTGAAGCAGGGACAGGTCCCACCGCAGACTTTCGACAACAGTCAGGGCGCAGCGGAGGCGACATCCAATGACCAGAGGCTCCTGGATGCATATAACAATGGGGATAGGTCGGAAGCAGCGATAAAGGCCGCAAGGCGATTTGCATTTGGTTCATAAAGGAGGTGTCTTATGGCACAGACAGCCACAACGGGTAATTTAGAGAATGCCCAGAGGATTATACTAGCCTCGGCTAGGTACACAGAGGAGCATAATGCTCCAGCACTGGCACTTATTGAGCAGTTCAGTCTTCCAAAAGGTGCAAAGCAGGTAACGGTTCCCAAGGTGGGACAGATGGAAATGAGTGACTTGGTTGATGGTCAGGACATCATTGACGAGGAAGACATAGGGATGACCACGGTAGACCTTACTGCATCCGAGGTCGGCGCCAAGGTTATTCTTACAGACAAGCTGGTTAGACAGGCTGCTGACAACGTGTTCAGCATGATCGGTAGACAGCTTGGTGACGGTATGGCGAGGAAGAAGGACACGGACGTTATAGCTCTGTGGCCTAACCTCAATGGTGGTACTGCCCTTAGTGCAGACAACCAGACATTCTCGACAGCGAATGTCCATGCTGCTATATCACGGGCGAAGGCGAACAAGTTTGGTAACCAGGTTTATATCATCCATCATCCCAATGCAGTTGCGGAACTTTCCAAGGCATCTGCAACGACTGCCGACACAGCAGCGGCAGCCGGGTTGACCAATGGGTGGAGCGTGGATCTGTTGTCGAACTTCTACAGCGGACTACGTCCAATCAACGGTGTGAGCATATTTGAGGACGGAAACATAGCCAAGATCAGCGGACAGGACTCTGGGTATGGTGTTATCGCTGATAAGACTGCTATGGCAGCGCTGACCAGTGTAGACACACGGACAGAGCGAGAGAGGGATGCTTCTCTTAGGGCTACTGAGGTCATTATGACCGCAGACTACGGTGTATTTGAACTTGACGACTCCCGTGGAGCAGCGTTCATAGCCGAGATTGGTGATCTGTCCTTCAGCTAAAAGGAATAGGAAGAGGTAATTAATGGCAGGTATAACAGAACGGAACCAGCAAAAGAACGAACTGGCTAATGCGGGATTTACTCTCCGGTACATTGATGAGTGGCAGCCAAAGACGACACTGTATCGTCACAGGCCAAGTTACAACATAGAAGGAGAGATCACGGAAGACGTAGGGACGTCAGTGAGAGGTGTGCCAGGTAGTCCGGACTATGTGCTACGTAAGGCTAAGATAGGGTTATTCCCTTGGTTGCCAAGTGAAAGCTGTACCTGTCAGTGGTGTGCTGACCGTAAGATGGCTGATGTTGCGGCTGATTCTACTAGCGATGAGGCCGCGACTCAGCAAGGAATAGGAAAGAGGCGTATGGGGCCTCACTTTAAGGTCGATAGCTAGGTGTAACGATTGCCGTGCCTAGCGACAAAATACTAACGGCATTCGCAGGACTTAGAGCCTGTTAAGGAGAATTGCTATGGCATATCCAACGACGATTTATTTGAGTTATGGGCAAGAGAAGGTCGAGACTGAAGAGCAGAAGCAGAAGCTCGGCACAAGGGCAGTCACTCCTGATGGAAGGGTGTTCTACTATGCCAAGAATAGCTCGGCGGCTATTACGCCCGCCGGGAAAATTTGTGATGGCATTGCAGCAGTAGCAGCACATGACATGGACGTTGCTGCAACAGCAGCCCACTCAGCAGGAGATACGACCATCAGCATTGAGGTTCCGACTACTGACCTTACAAAGAACCAGTATGCCGACGGATATCTGATATGCAACGACGGCCCCGGTCAGGGAGAGGTATACAGAATCAAGTCTCATCCTCTCCACGATGCGTCTGCCGACAACACGGTTATCATCACTCTTGATGAGCCGGATGGCATAAGGACAGCTTTAACGACATCATCGCTGTTTGGTTTGGTGTATCCACCTTACAAAGACGTAAAGATCATTGATGGTGACGGAACCATGACAACCGGGCCATTGGGTGTGAATCCAATCCCTGTCACGGCAAGTTACTACTTCTGGTTGCAGACAGCAGGCGTTTCCTCGGTCTTATCAGGAGCAGCAGTAGCTGTTGTTGGTGACGCTGTAGGCGTTAGCCAGGCATCGGGTGAGTCGGGTGCATTTGACCTATGGGATGTTTCCTCTGAAGAGGACACTGCTCCTATTGGTACAGCAATGACAATCCCTTCCGTAGATACAGACAACCAAGTCGTGATGTTGTCTATACGGAACTAGGAACTGGAATGACATCGGATTTATGGACACCTGCGGGGACTGCCTATAAAGGGGCAGCCCCCGTGGGCTATAATGCAGAAACGGGTGGGGCTATTGTGGCTCACACCATCATGCTCAAGGCCACTGATAAGTTTGGCAAGGAGCATAAGATGCGTGTACAGGTACTGGCTGACAAGGACACAAGTCAGGCTCACATAGAAGACATGATGGCTAGTGCGGCTGAGAAGTTCCTACAGGAAGTCAGGGAGAAATACGACAAGCGCCCTGCTACACCCGAGGAACGCAAGCATGCAGGTAAAGCCCTTGATGATTACCTGAAGCATCGTACAAGGCGCAGGGAAAGCACATCAGGAAAGATATACTTTTAAGGAATAGGAATATGACACAACAGGATTTAGTAATTACTACAGAAGATATACAGACCGTGTTGAGGTCTGACCCAAACATGGCACTACGAGTGCAGAACCAGGCACTAATGCGAAAGCTGGCGGAGACACAGGCAGAGGTGGACAGGCTTACGCAGGAGTTGGAACAGACACAGATGGAACTTCACGACATACAGAACGACTATGCGTCCGGACGGAGAGATAACTAGGTTCTGAAGGAGGCGTAACTATGCCAAAGGTAGGTAAGCGAAACTTTCCGTATACCAGCAAGGGTAAGACGGCAGCCAAGAGGTACGCAAAGGCTACCGGAAAGCCCATGACAAAGAAGAAGAAGAAGGGTGGCTACTAATGGCCGGTAAGGTACGACGGGTTCAGAAGCCACCTGTAAAGATTCAGAACGCAGAGAAACTGAAGGACCCAAAGTATGCCTTGGCCCTACATCTGGCCCGATCTCGACGTGAGCGTCGTGGTGGGCCACAAGCGAGGTAGATATGCCTGTTATCCAAGGGAGAACAAGGGAAGAACTACGACAGCATACAGGCTATGCTTTGGGGGCTGTGTATGTATCATCAGCCTCAACCAATGGAACAACCACTACCCTGGTGGACAATACTCTTGTTCATGGTGGTGCTGATAACCACATTGGTAAGTGGGTCCGCTTAACGTCTGGTGATGATGACGGAGCCATACGCCGTGTAACAGACTCGTCTGTATCGAGTAATGTTGCCACCCTCACGTTGATGCCTGCCCTATCGGCATCATCTACGTCTGGGGATACCTATGAGCTATGGCACTGGGATTATAACCCAACGGCTATTGATAACTTTATCAACCAATCTATCATTAGCGTTACCGGTAATGCCTATGATCCTATAGAGAACATATCTCTTCATGGTGATGGGCATCAGACACGGTTCGATATTCCCTCTAACATATCAATGATCTCTAGGGTGGATTACAGGCACAAGATAAACAGCACTCGCATTCATGCCTGTGCTTCCACCTTCGATGAGAAAACCGATGGTGACTTTACACAGTCTTTGGATACTCAGGACAGGAAACAGGGCACACAGGCTCTCAAGATGGTGATTGCATCCGGGGCATCGGCAGGTGACTTTGTCACTGACAGTATTACCAGTAAGGATTTATCCAAGTACGACACCATAGAGATGTGGGTTAAGAGTACAGTGGCTACAAGTGCAGGCAACCTCAAGCTGTTGCTTGATGACACGGCATCCTGTGGTAGCCCCCTGGAGACGCTAAGTATACCTGCCTTATCTGCTGACACATGGACGTTTGTCAGGATGTCTTTATCAAATCCTGAGACAGATACCGCTATCATCTCAGTGGGATTGGAATATGATTCAGACTTAGGTGCTTGCACCGTATGGATTGATGACATCTCGGCAGTACAGAATGATACGGCTGAGTGGACTACGTTAGACAGGCGTAACTGGCGCATTGATAAAGAGGCACGGGATCTTATCCTTGGTAGAGATGGTCACGATGCTGTGGGATACAGCCTGATTAAGATAGTGGGCGGTGATAAGCCAGCCCTTCTGTCTAGTGATACTACAGCTACTGAGGTGGATGAGAACTTCATCATAGCCAACACGGTTAACCTGGCCCTGATATCTACGTCAGGTGGTCCTTCTACAGACCCTGATGCTAAGAGGCAGCTTAGTGCCTACTGGGCAGCACAGGCAGAGAGAGCCAGAAGGGCATTACCCTTGCTAGTGAATGTGAGGCAAGTTGAGTAATGACATCCAAGGTTGTAGACACCAATGAGATTTCCCTGAATGGGGTCTATTACCCCATTACACGCCCCATTCGTAGCACACTGGCATCTATATACCCTGCCAAGGTAGTCATAGGGGATACATCTAAAGATGACCAGTTGAGATCGTCCATCGTGGCATGGTCAGACTGGCGTGGTGGCATAGGCATTAACCGCATGGAGGGGGCAGGGGATGTAAACCGGGCATGGTTCAGTACCTGTCAGCTTAGATACAAGAACCATTTAGTCTTAGCTAACCTCGCAACAGCAACTGACACACCATCACACAGCCTGGGACAGGCCACCATTGGATCTATTAACACCTTCAAGGGTGAGGTCTATGCTGCATGGAATGGTGGCTCTGGTGCTACGCCTCAGATATATAAGTATGCTAACGGTGGTGATAGCTGGGGATCAGCATTAACTACATCTGGTATAACAGATGCGGTTACAGACAGCGTGGTCTTTACCGATGCCGGGGGCACTTCATACCTGGTATTTGCTCATTATGATTCCGGTGATTCTGGCTATTCGTATTCCTCCGATGGTGATTCGTGGACTACTGATGCCCAGGATACCCAGTTTCTAACTGTCTGGGATGAAAGGCTATGGGGAATATCGTATGAGGGTGTTCTCTGGAGTGCTGCGAAGCTAGACGGTACTGAGCATCTTGATGCCGTGTTACCCCTGCCAGACGGCAGTGTAACAGCACTATTTGTTGCTCGTAATGCGATGGGTATTCCTATCATCTATGCCGCTACCACTGAGGGGTTGTTTGCGCACAACAGCGATAATGCCATGTGGGAGGCAACTCAATTCACTCTACCTGTCCACCCTGACAACGGCTCAGGTTCAACAAGATGGAGAGAGTCGGTATACATACCCAGTGGCAATGGTATCTATAAGTACATTAACGGTAGTAACTCTGCCGTTGTCACTGTAGTGGGACCAGACCGGGATGATGGGCTACCGTCTGACAAGCGTGGAGCGATTCGCTCTATGGCAGGTAGCCATAACGAGTTGTTGGTGGGTGTAGATGCACAGGTAGGGGCAGATGCTGTTGCCACAGATGCTATACCAAGGCAATGGCAAAGCCACATGGGCAGTCCTGTTATGGCAGATGACACAGGCTATAGCACCATATTGGGGTACAACGAACTGGGGTGGGAAACAAAGTGGATAGCCAGTGATACCGGGACAACCTTTGATGATATGCACGTTAGCTCTGCATACAACAAATACAGGTTATGGTGGGGAGCTAATGGCGTTGTTTACTTCATGGACTTACCCAAAGATATCATTAACCCCAGTGAGGTAGATGACTTTGCCTTCGCAACTACTGGAGTCCACGAGACCCCTTGGTTTAACGCCTCACAGTCAGAGGTAGATAAGCTGGCACTCAACCTACGGATTGAATGTCAGGATTTGTCATCCAATGAAACTGTCTTGGTGCAGTATGCCACAGACTACACGGAAAGCTACACGACAGCCGTGACGTTAAACACAACAACTATGGGGGCTGCCGCGGGAACATATACTTACACGTTTGGATCTAGTGTGGGTACATCGTTCCGTGCTATCAAGTTCAAGCTCACGTTGTCCAGGTCTACGGCTACGACAACAGGGCTGGAGAAGTTCAACAGTCCGGATGTTGTCAGCCTGACCCTGGAGTGGAGAAAGAAACTCCCTGCAAAGTGGGGGCATACGGTTGAGGTGGACTTAAACAGGCCGTACAAGGGTAAGGAATCGAAAGATTTACGGTCCAATTTAATTTCTGCAATCGAGAGTACAACACTGGTAGAGTTTACGTTCAGGGATGATAGTGGTGGGACTAGGAACTATTATGTAGATGTTACGGCGGCGGTAGGAATGGAATACACAGGTAGAGATGAAAGGGGCACAACGCAGATTTCTGTCGTTGAGCCGTAGGAGAAAGAAATGAGGCTTGACCAAGGCACTACTACAGTATCTTCAGCAGGCACGGCAGTGCAGGTGCTTAATGTAACGAACCGTGTTAAGTATGCCAAGTTCAAAGCTCTGGGTGCTAACTCGGGCATGGCCTATGTGGGAGTTAGTGATGTTAGCTCCTCGTTGGGGTACGAACTGGACGCAGGGAACGAGATTGAACTGAACTTTGGTGAATTTGGTGGTAGCGTACCTGCCAATATATTCTATGTTGATGCCGGAACCAACAGTGATAAGGTATGTTGGGTGATGATCTTAGAGGGATAGCATGACTACAAGGCCACAACAGATCACAGAAGCACCTCAAGGATGGCCCGGATCGCTGCCTGAATATGTTGCTTACATTACATTTGAGCAACTAGGCAAGGTGGCGGGAGATGACTTCACGTATCAGTCTTCCCGTATGGGAGGGCGCCTGGACAAGGGTGGAGTTGTGCTTGATTTTGTGTTCAGTAATCCACCTGACTTGGCAGTAAATGTACAAGGTGTATACTATCACTATGAAACAGGCGTGAGTACACAGGCCAGAGACTTGTTTGCCCGTGCCCAGGTAGAGGGAGCAGGGATACGGTTGATCTTCATAGATGATGATGATTTATTCAGCGATCCACAATACTATTGTCGGGAAGCCCTAAACTACAGGGACCACTCTCGCATGGCAGGGGGGTAATATGGCTATTAACTTCAGAGGATACCTATTCGATGACGCAGGCAGTGCCATTCAAGGAGCTACGGTACAGCTTCTTGAGCAGGATGGTGACGAGGAAGCATCTACAACTACTGACTCTAATGGTCTTTGGTATTTTAATGAGGCTGATCAGGATACATATGACGTAAAGATTACACGGGGTAGTTCGATACGGTACATCCAGTGGGATGACCAGATATCCCTCAAGGAAATAGATGTCCGTAATGATTCAGCGGCAACCACTCCTGCGTTAACAGCCACAAACCTTACAAACAGCACGGCTAACCAGGTGGCTGTGTTTAGCGGAGCTAACTCCACGAAAGCGGACAATGATGAAGTTTATATGTCCTTTAAGTTGGCAGATTCTGCTGGTAACATTGATGAATTTGCCCGTATTACAGTGGTTGCCACGGATGTGACATCTGGCTCTGAAGATGGTCAGATAGAATTCGATGTGCTACAAGGTGGCAGCCTTATAAAGGCGTTCACTATTGCGTCTTCTACAGCAGGGGCACAATCTATAGACTTTAACCAAGACTCAATAACACTTGGTACTGGTACGGCAGCTACGGATATCACTTTGACCTTTGACGCTGAAAGTGCTGATGGTGTTATCACATGGATGGAAGATGAGGACTACTTCCAGTTCTCAGACGATATCCTTATGAGTACGACAGAGCGAATCAACCTACGTGATACTGCTATATACATATACTCTTCTACAGATGGACAGTTGGACTTAATAGCTGATACCGAAATACAGATAGCAGCTACTACTGTTGATCTTAATGGCAACCTAGATGTTTCGGGTACATATACTGGTGGTGGTCTTATGACTACTGGTGGCAGTATAGTTATACCAGACGCTGGTAATATAGGTGCTGCTAGTGACACAGATGCAATAGCCATTTCTTCTGGTGGTGTTGTTACGATGAACCAGATACCAGTCTTTAGTGCTGGCATCAATGTTTCTGGTGGGACTATAGCGGGCACACTGGCAACAGCAGCACAGGGTAACGTCACTTCTCTTGGTACTCTGACAGCCCTAACGGTTGATGATGTAGCAATAAATGGCAAAGTAATTACCATGACTGGTGACACCAGTGATACTACTGTCATTACTGCCGGTAGTGCCGGAACTCTTTCGATAGTCACCACAGATGCTGCCGGAGCAGCAGCCAACATTCAAATTACCGCAGATGGTACAGTAGATATTGATTCAGCAGGAGTCCTGACACTAGACTCAGGTGCTGCTATCAACATAGAACCTGCATCTGGTTCCGCCATCTTACTTGATGGCACGATAAGCATTGATGCCGGGGTAGTAACAGGCGCAACGAGTATCACATCTACAGCGTTTGTTGGAGATATAACTGGTGATGTCACAGGTACTGCTGACACAGCCACTGTAGCAACGACTGTAACCATTACCGATAACGAAAGTACAAACGAAAACAACGCTATCGTATTTACGTCCGGTGGTGATTTGGATGGGGGTAATATCGGACTAGAGTCTGATGGTGACTTGTATTACAACCCAAGCACAGGAACCTTGACAGTAACCAATGTGTCTGTATCTGGTACTTTTACCACAGTAAATAGCGTGACAATGGATTCCAATAATGCTGTGATCTTTGAGGGTACGTCAGCAGATGCTTATGAGACTACGCTTACTTCAGTAGATGCTACAGCAGATAGAACTATTAGCCTACCCAACGTGGGTGGTACGCTTCCAGTTCTTGCAGCAGCCTCTACAACACAGATTACTGCTACGCCTGACGAGATAAACCTAATAGATGGTGGCACGGCACGAGGGACAACAGCCATTGCAGATGGCGATGGAGTTCTTATCAATGATGACGGCACGATGAGAATGACTACTGTTCAAACCCTCGCTGCTTATCTTGATGACGAGATTACAGCTATGCCAAACTTGGCAACTACGGCGGCTACGACTGTAGGTGCGTTAGACTCAGGGTCAATTACATCAGGGTTTGGAACCATTGATACAGGCTCATCGACGATTACAACTACTGGCTTAATTTCTGGAGGGTCACTGGATATTGATAATGTTCTTATCAATGGCACAACCATTGGTCACACAGATGACACCGACTTGCTAACCCTTGCTGATGGGGCACTAACTGCCCTAGGTACTATCACAGTCGGAGTAGACGATACAGGGCATGATGTTAAGTTCTTTGGGGCATCTGCTGGTGCTTATATGGAGTGGGATGAAAGTGCAGACCAGTTAAGAATTATGGGTGCATCAGCCGATGCAACTACAAGCACAGGTAAACTACTCCTAGCCACATCTCTTACAGACATCAACGCCAATGATGTGATAGGTAAGATAGAATTCCAAGCCCCACATGAAGCTGGTGGCACAGATGCCATCACTGTTGCTGCTTCAATACAGGCTATAGCGCAAGGTACATTTAGTGCTTCGGTTAATGCAACAGACTTAATCTTCTACACAGGACATTCAGAAACGGCTACTGAGAAGTTTAGGTTTACCAGTCAGGGAGAGCTAGGAGTCGGTGGTGCTAACTATGGTACTGATGGACAGGTACTAACATCTGGTGGAGCAGGGGCTGCTCCTGCATGGGAAGATGCTGGTGGAGCCGTAAGTGCTGTAGCCAATGGTGCTGATAATAGGATCGTAACCTTCAGTTCCTCTGATGCCTTAAATGGTGAAGCCACCCTTACTTATGATGGGACAACGCTACTTCACTCTACTCAGTTAGTTATAGATACCAGCAATACTCACATAGAGTCTTCTGGTGGGGTTAAGTTTGGTACTGACGATGAAGGGATTGATGTTCATTTTTATGGGGAGGCTGCTAATACAGGTGTCCATTGGAACGCAAGTTCACCAAGAATGACCTTCTTAGACGGGACAGGTCTGAGCTTCGGTACTGGCATGGATCTCTATCTGGTTTTCGATGGTACGGACTTTACTTTTACTCAGTATGCGGGAGAGTATCAGTATACCAATACAGCAGGTGGAATTTATATAGGTGCTACACACGCTAGTAATGGTAATATTAACTTCAATGCTGAGGCTGGGACTATCTCGTTCAAGGATGGGGCTACCCCCAATGGAGCCGCAACCTTTGCGGTATTAAGAAACAACGGCTCTGATACTGGAGAGCTAAGATTATATGAAGCTGCTAATTATGTTGGGTTCAGGGCACCAGCACTTAGCGGAAACCAAGTCTATTTACTACCAACGGCAGACGGTTCAAGCGGACAGGTATTATCTACAGACGGTAGTGGTAATTTATCGTGGGTGAACAACTAGGGTTCTTTTAATGAAAGAGATAGTACACATAGCACTTCGGGACTGGCGGCTCTTCTGTGCATTGATTGAATTCGGAGAGGCAGTCTTGCAGGCACGGCAACAAACGTCGCGTCGCGAGACATGGTATGTGCCATATGCAGACAGGCAGCCACTGAACGCTATGTTCTGGAAGAAGTACGATATGGGAGGTGAGCCATGATGTCTAAAATGCGCCCTCAAATCATGGCAAGTATTCTGTGTGGGACTATCTTTGGGATAGTGGGTATGTGGGTAGGCATGGAGATGGGGGCCACTGAGGTGGTAACAGCGGTGATTGGTTCGGTGTTTGGATTCCTGGGCGGTGTCAGCTTAAAGGTATTGGAGCAGGAGTAGTCATATGTTTATCGCTGAACTGTGGATCAACCTTCTGATAGCAACTCAATGGGGATGGTGGAAGTTCCTTGAGTCACCTCGCCGTACATACAACAAGGTTATCTATTACCGGGATAAGATCCTCAGCACGGTAGAATATCTACAGGGCGAGAGTGCTAAGTGGAAGGCACTCTTCACCACGGTGCGCTTGCCTTACACGATACTGCGGTCATTCGGCCTCTCACCTCAGCTTGCAGCCAGTGTACTTATAGGTGGGTCGGTAGCTACTACAGGAGTTGTAGCTGCTGAAGTCATGGAGGGTCGTAGCTTCAGTCGTGGTGACAGTGGTATTTATGCAGCAAGTGTTGTAGGTAACAATGCTCCATTAGATGTGCCTACCAGCTATACTGATGGCGATAACACGTTGATGATAAGCCTTGGGTCTACTCCAGTTCGGGAGATCACCATCGAGAATGTCTCAGTAGGAACAGTCTTTACAGGAAGTGCGCTTCCATCAGGTGAGCAGAACGTTGTGGATGTTGGGGGGAACGTAGTAACTGGGGGAACAAATACCAGACTTGAAATAGGTCATCTGATATTTGAGAACTCACGCTGTAAGAAGTTAGAACTTATAGATATTAACGCTCATACCATAAATATCATAGGCAATGCCAGTGATGGTCAATCAATTGCGCCCAGTCCGGGCACTGCAAGGATGTTAGCCATTGGTGGTGGTCATCATCAGGCAGAAGCGATGGTCACTTCTGGCGGTACTTATGACCGCATACAAATCCAGGCTCCTTCAAGTGCTGTGAACGGAAGGATAGGCACACTACGACTGAGTAACCTGTACACAAAGGGGGGTATCTGCGCCCTGTACAAGTTGACTGTTGGGACGCTAGACATTTTTACCAATGAGGTAGGAATGGGGGATGGATTCTCAACTAAAGAATTTATTGTTGCCACATCTGTAACAGGGGCTAACATAACCATCACGGACAATGTTGAGGTTTCGATAGCAGAGCCGGCAACCCAGTAAAATGAAGAAACATATTAAAAGATGTATGCACAGACACGTAGATGGAAAAAGATGTGGTCAAAAGAAGCATGGTTCTACTATGTTCTGTACTCAACATAGGGTCAAGAGGTAAACATCGCTGTATGGAAACGTATGGCGCATTAACACGGTGTCTCAGTGGGGTAGGTAGAGGCACATTGATGGCAAA